TATGATTGGGACTCTTGTCCCCATCCTACTCTCCTTCTTGGCCGTTCGAGCCCGCTGGTGGTGTTGGGGTGGCGTCAGACGCCGGCTCTGGGGTGGGGGATGGTAACTCGCCGCTCAGCCGCTTCTCCATGTCCAGCACGGTGTCAGTGGAGTACGTGTCCCCCCCAAACCGGCTCATGGCCACCTCCTCGACGTCGAGCACGCCGTCGGCGATGTAGATGGCGTCCGTCTCGGCCTGCGTCTTGCGCACATCGGCCCGCTCCTTGTCGCTCTCCTGCCACAAGGGGTTGAATTCATAGCTCCAGTTTTCGGGCTCCTTGCCCCCTGTCGGCCCCTCGCGCGCCGCAAATATTACTTCGAGGAGCCTGTCTATCTTCGAGCGGAGGCTCTCCTCCTGCTGCGCCTTGATCTGGTCGTAGAAGAAGCGTATGTCCGACTCGCCAGTGGCGTTGAGACCGGCTGGTGATTGACCGAACAACAGGGTTGCCGGCATCCGTGCAGCGGAGGCGATACGCAGCATCAGTCGGTCCACCGTCTCTGGCAACCCACTCATCGGCGTGGCCACGCGCACGAAGTCTTCATCCTCGGCATCGATTGGAATGGCGCGGGCAACCGACCTGCAGAGGTCCATCGCCGTCATTCGATCGAGCACCACGTTGCTCTCCTGCTGGCAGATGGCGTCGGCCAGGCCCTTCATTTTCAGGACCGCCTGGCTGAAGTCCTGCAGTAGATGGGTGATGGCGTTCCAGCTGATCCCGTAGTCGCGGATTGTCTCCTCCATCCGCGTGTAGATGGAATCGCACCAGCCCATGTTCTGGGCCATGCGGTAGCGCGCCGTGCGGACCCCGTCGAACCGGATGAAACGGGTGGCATGCACCAGAGTTGAGGCGCTGGCGGCCATGCCGGTCTCGCTCTGGGCGTTCAGCATGTACAGCTCGGGCTTGCCGAATTCCCTACTGGATATGTCGCCGTTCGTGCTGTATATCTGCACTTCCCAGCGGTCGAACACGAGCAGGAAATCGAGGCGCTTGACAAGGTCCAGGTCGAGTGGTTGGCTCAGGTCTGCAACCCCGTCATCTACACCCAGAAATAGGAGGGAGCCGCCATGCACTCGTGCCCAGAGTAAACCCTGGGCCACCATGCTTTTGGCCTCCACATCATCGAGCGCCTGGGCCACCTGCTTCGCCAGGATGAAGCGCTCCTCAGGGGCCTCGGCCCTGACATCCCCTCCAGTGTCGTCGATGGCCAACCTGATCCACTCGCGCGTCATCTCTCGGGCCGGGAGATCGGCTATCGTGGCGGCCGTATCGTCCCCGTGGTAGAAGTCGTCGTACTTGTCCCGTGAGCCCTCGACCGGAGTGTATTTGATGCGTGTGCCGCTGCGCTTGTCTCTCGCAGTGCCGAGGCCGGTGATGGTGCTTTGCCACCCGTCGCTCTTCGTTGCAGGCGAGACCGCCTCAGACGGACGCGGGGTGGTGTGCGGTGAGTGCTTCGTCTTCGGCATGTCATCCTCACATCGTCGCACGGCGCCTTAGCCGCGCAATGGCTGAGTTGGCCAGACGCGCGAGCGCCTGGGTAGTTGCATCTACCTGGTCATCATGGCGCGAGCCAGGAAAGGTTGCCAGCTCCTGCATGTAGTCATCCATCCAGGGGGCAATGCTCGGGTGGGGGAGGTAGATGTTTCCGCTCTCGAACGACGCACTCACTGCTGCGGCCCTGGCCTCCTTCGAGCCCTTGGCCGGCACAGCGACGATGCCGGGGATCTTGTCGCGCAGGGTGGAGATGAGAGCCGCCGCATTGGCCGCATCCTCGACTAGCTTGCGCTGGGCGTTTGGCCACCTGAGGGTCAGCGCCTTGAAGGCGGCGAGCTGCCTCGGGAACTCGCGCTTCCCGCGCTCCTGGTCGAGCAGAAAGCAGTCGGCGCCCAGACGGCCCCACACCTGCCCGGCCACGTAGTCGCTCTTCTTCTTGCCCTTGAACGGCAGGTCCCACGACTGCAGCACCTCGTCGAACCGCTTTGGGATGGCCATCTGGCCGCACGTGTGGGTCTCACCGTCTGGCAGGGCGACAATGACGGGCGGGGGTACGACATCGAGCGGGTGCCAAAACCGGTTCCAGACTCGCTTGAACATCCCCCCCTCCAACGGCATCGGGCGCTGCTGGTAGAGGCCGGCCCATACGAGCGACCCCACCTCGCCCTTTGTGGCCTCTAGCATCTTCTCGGTGTAGCGGGCGGGCCACAGCGCTTCTCCTTCGTGCCGGCCTATGGCGTCGTCATCATCCTCGGCCACGGCTGGCATCCTGATTTCCTTCCAAGCGTCCTTGCTCTGCTTCAGGAGCCGCCCAACTAGGTCGTCCTCGTGCCATCTGGTCATGACGACAACCACGGAGGCCCCCGGCTCAAAGCGCGTGCGCAGGGTCGAGGTCCACCACTCCCAGGTGCGCTGGCGCGTCCGCTCGCTGTAGGCCTCCTCGAAATTCTTGATGGGGTCATCGACTACGATGAGGTTGCCGCCCTTGCCGGTAACCGGGCCGCGGACGCTGGCCGTGACCATGCCGCCACCAGTGCTCAGGTTCCACCGCGTGGCCGCCGTCGAGTCGCGGGACATCTGGATGTCGAGCTGCGCCGCGTGCTTCTTCACGGTGGCCTTGACCTTGCGGCCCCAGCTGGCCGCAAAGTCGGCCTCATATGAGCAGAGGATGATGCGGCCCTCCGGGAAGTGGGCCAGGTACCAGACGGGGAACCAGTGGCTGGTCATCTCGGACTTGCCGTGGCGGGGCGGCATGCTGACGATGATCTGAGTTGAGCCCTCGAAGGCGGCGTCCGCCAACGCCGTGGACAGAATGTCGAGATGAGCCGCGCGCCGCCAGCGCCCCTCACTCAGAGCCGCTGCTAGGCTCGCTGGGGTCGCCAGCCACGCCGATGCAGCAAGAGAGTCTATCGAGAAGGTCTCTGACGTCTTTTCGTTTGATGAGCTGCTTGGCGTTGTCGCCCTCAGTTGGCTCTGCACTTTGCGGCCTCTCCAGCCGGCCCCACCTGGCCGGGAACTTCCTCTCCAGGTACCACGCCTCGGCGGTCCAGTTCATCTGACCGGCTTTGCGGATGCGCAATACGGCGCTCGCCTCTGCTCGCCCCTCGGCCTTTTTAACAGCGGACGAAAAGGCGGCGTATGGCCCTGTCGTCTCGCGGGCCCCGCGCCGTATCCAGTCGCGCAGCGTATGCGGTTGAATGCCGCCCACAGCCGCCGCCGTCTCCGCGTAGTTGCCGGCCTCGATGAGCCGCACAATCTCGTCGTGGAGCTCGCGGGTCAGCTTCGTCGGCCGGCCCTTCTTCTTTGTTCGGCCGCTCCCGGCCCCACCCATATCGTTCTCCTTGCCGGCTCAGGCGGCACAACATGTGCCGCAGACGTGCTCAGCTCGAGCTCTGCGGCGAGTATACGGCATCAGGCGCCACATGGCGCGAAAACATGCACTTGCGCATGCGTATACCATCCGTATGCATCCATATGCGATCTAGGACCGCGATCGCACAAAACGCGTAAGTGCGCGGCATCTCGCCATTTTTCTTGCGTCGCTTGCTCGGATGGTATACGGACGGTATGTAAACGACGTCGCACCGTAGCGAGCGGTGCGACGTCTCTCACGGAAGGTATACGGATGATACGTGCTTATGACACGATTCTCTGGGAAGGTGAATCCCTACTGACAGGGGAGCGCATCGTCGCTATCGCGACAGGAATCGACTCCCCCTCCCGCAATCGAAAGACTGGGTGCATGGTCCATTGCTGGGTGCTGTGTGCGGACACTCCCCCCGCGGACGCTGTCCGATCGGGTAGGGACGCTGCAGTATGCGGGGGGTGTCCCCTGCGACGGGGTGCGGGGGGTGCATGCTACGTGCTACCGCACCAAGCTCCGACAAGCATATGGACGCGATACAAGCGGGGGGGGTATCGATGCATCGATGATGATACACTTGAGTACCTCCGCTCTGCTAGCGTCCGTATCACCGCGTATGGTGATCCTGCTGCAGTCCCTACTCGAGTATGGACGTCTCTACCGTCGCACCGTCGCACCGGATACACTCACATGTGGGAGTCGACTCCAGAGCTGCGCGGGATGGTATGCGCTAGCGTCACGACAGCTGATGACGCGCGACGCGCGCGACGCGCGGGTTGGAGTGTCTACCTAGCACTCCCCGTGGGTGCTACACCACCTAAGCGCGCTATCGAGTGTCAATCCCATAGGGGGGTGCAATGCGTGACGTGCGGAATATGCGACGGGACGCGAGACGCTACGATATGGACGCATGCGCACGGTGCTCTCAAGGGGGTGCTCAGATGAAGACAGCATTGACGATACGTCAACCTTGGGTATCCGCTATCCTCTATCACGGTAAGGATGTCGAATGTCGCACATGGGACACGTCCTATCGGGGTACCATCTACTTGCATGCTGCTGCTACCCCGCACCCATACCAGGACGCTCTAGAGCGTCTCACGCATGCTTTCGACGCTACTGCAGCGCGCGCTATCATGAGCGACGCTCGCACCGATGTGCGGGGTGCTATCGTCGGGACGGTACGTCTCACCGATGTGCGACGCGATAGCGTCTCACCTTGGAGTGTCGGTGGTATGCTGTCATGGGTACTCACGCACCCACGTCCGTTTACACACCCCGTCCCGATGCGGGGTAGACTCGGACTATGGAGCTTCTAGCGGGGAGCTGGGAGCGGGGAGCTGGGAGCTGGGTGCGGGAGGGGTGCTATTCGTCGCTTGACACCGCGTCATCCCAGACACCGCGCACTGTAGCTGCGCTCGCTTCGTCGGTATCCAAGTAGCACATACCATCCCAGAATATCTCTAGCGCGTCGCTGACACCGTGCTCCGCAGCATAGCGCTCTAGCATATCGAGTACCGTCTGAGGGTAGTAGCTACCCGTGCAATCGTGCATACGCGCTTCGTGGATGCATGCTGCGATCATTGCACAGATGCTCTCCAATCGCTTCGAGTCATTGCTTCGCATGTCTCTCTCTCTGTTGTGAGTGCGGGGTGCGGGGTTCGGTGGA